GCATTGATTTAAAAGATGGCACGGAATAAACAAACCAATCACAACCAACTAATTAAACCCACTCAAAACGAGTGGGTTTTTTTGTGTGCCACATTTTCAGATTTATAAATGATTAACACAACCTTTGTATCTATGAAAGTTTACAAAGCAAAATTAAAAGCGGGTACTGATGTTAATTGTTTCTCAATAGTATTGGGAGCAGCAGTTGAAACTAAACTTTCTAAGTTTGCTGAGGAAGTAAACAAACCCGTATTTTTTGCAAATGAAGAAAAACGAATTATTTATTCAGTTGCGATGCGGCCAAATAAAGAAATCTTTCGCAAAGACATAAACGGCGAACCAGCTTATATAACTTTTGATGCAGAAGAGGTTGAAAAGATGCAGCAGTCTTATTTCAAAAGCAACAACAAAGGGCTTGCCAAAATGAGTTTAAACCATTCCGACGAATCAATAACGGACGTTTACCCAATTGAAAGTTGGATAGTTTTAAATCCAGAACTAGACAAAAGTAAAACGCTAATGATGGAAGATGTGCAAGCGGCCGACTTAATAATTGGTTTCAAAATTGACAACGACGATGTGTGGGAAAAGTTCATTAAAACAGGCGAGGTTGACGGTATCTCATTAGAGGCTTTTTTAGATTACGAAATAATTAACCCAGAAATAAATATGAATACAGAAGAGAAAAAATCATTTATCAACGAGGTTATCGAGGTGGCAAAGTCGCTATTTATGATGAACGATAAAGAAAAAGAAGGAATGGCAGAAGTGCCAGAAGCCGAAGCACCAGCCGATCCGTTAGCAGAACTTCAAACTATGTACGATGCCGCAATGGCTGAAAATGCAGACCTAAAAGAAAAACTTGCAACTATGCAGGCAAAGGACGTGGAAGACGCTACAACATTAGAAACTATGAAATCAGAAAAGGTAAAAGCCGAAAATGATTTGGCAGTTTTTAAAGCTGAAAAATTAGCAATAGTTAATTTGCCAAATGAAAAGCCGAAAGCTTTTGCGCAAATGAGTAATTACGAAAAAGCACGAGAAAAAAATAAATCAAATAAATAAAAAGAAATTATGGCAGTAGAGTACACAGGGGCGGTAATCCCAACAGATTTTAGAGAGGATATTATCCTTGAAATATTATTTAAAAACAATACAGTTGAAAATCAATTAGTAGCGTTTGAAACAGGAATTAAGGCAGGTAGAATTATTACCGAAAATATCAATTCAGTAACGATGCAAGCGTGGTCCGTAAATCCAGCAGGTTCAGAAGCAGGCGAAATTGGATTAGAAGACACAACGGTAACTCCCGTTAAGGTAGAATATATTGATAAATTCACTCCCGATGATTTGCGTTCGACTCGTTTTAATAGAGATATGAAACCGGGAGCAATAAATGACGTATCGGATGAATTTAACAGGCTTGTTTTAAACGGAGTTGCTCCGCTTATTTCAAGTGATGCGGAAAACAAATATTGGAACGGCGCTTTGGATGCAACTAAAACAGCAGTTGCTGCCTTGACTGCAGGTGTGCCAAACACCTCTGTTTCTGCACAAGAAAAAGCATTAGTAGCCGCAATGCCTACTACTTTGTTTGATTCTTTAACGACAAAAATTATTTACAATAAAGCGGCAGTTGGAAAAAGAATAAAAGTTGTTGGGACTACTTTATCAGTAGCGAATATTGCAACAGAAATGGGTAAAGTTTATAACGCAATTCCAGACGAAGTTTTGTTGGGAACTGAAAAACCATACATTTACGCATCAAGAGGCATTAAGAAATTAATCAACAACTTTAATTTAGCTCAAACTTACAGAGACACGTTTACGGTTGACCTTGCTACAGGAAAATACTTTTATTTAGATGTAGAAATTGTATTCGTGCCGCTTGCACCAAATGTAATAATAGCAGGTGTTCCGATGAATTTTATGTGGTGTACTGATTTGTTAGACGATTATTCTAATATTCAGATTGAAAAATACCCAGCACCTAGAAAAGACTACTTCTACGACGTAATTTTCACAATTTTTGCACACGTTGTAAATCAAAAGTTTAACGTTTTATACGTTGGATAAATAAATAACGAGGGCGTTGAAAATACGCCCTTTTTTAAACTAAAATATATGTGTGTTACATTAGGAGGTTCACGAAAATTAGCGTGTATATCAGGACAGGCGGGTATTGATGCCGCATCAATTGGAGTTTTCAATTCACTTACAAAAGTAGTTACAACCTCTACTGGAGTAGTTGAGATTGCTACATCATTTGGAGCTGCAACTTTAGCTAGATTTGAAGTAAAATCTACGACCGCAAATTATGTGGAAAATGGAATTTCAGGGGGCGATAATAGAAGCAAAGGAGTAACGGGAAATTTACCTATTATATTAAACGTTCCAAAATCGGACGGAGTAAAAACCGTTAGCGATGTTAAGAAATTACTTGACGGAGAGGTGGTTTTATTTCTTGAAAGAAAAGATGGAACTATCACGGTTGCAGGTTCACAGAATGGCGCAATGGCAATTACTATTGACGATCAAACGGGCGGAACTATTGGAGATTTAAACGGGTTTACCGTTACTTTTCAAACGATGGAGCCAGATTTTTCAAGAGAATACTTGCTAACTGCACCAGCGTTGGTAGAATATGCAGCGGCATTGAAAGCGGTAGTTTAATTCTAAAATACTAAACAGAAAGCCGTATTATTTACGGCTTTTTTTATACCAAAAAACAAAATGAAAGTACTTTTTTTAAATACGCCTTTAGTTTTTTCATTAATTCCTAGAATTTACCCACTTGAAAGTGATATTTTAACTTTGACTTTGCGAAAAGAAACAGGAAGTACAACTTTTACGCCTGCATTTACTTTTACGGTAGGTCAAAAGTTAGAAATTACAATCACAACGCAACCCGCTCAATTTAAGATTTTAGATAAATTTGAATTCGAATTAAAAAGAGGAAACGAAATTATTTATTTAGGAAAAATACAGATTTTAAAAGAGGGAACGAACATTCAAAATTTTAATTATGCCGAACAAAACGAACGATTTACCTACAAATAAAGGATTGCAAACTTTTACTTTTGAAAATAAAGTCGAAAAATTTAGCGTTTACCAACCGATTAACATAAAGCCAAGAGTTGGCATTGACTATATTCTTAATAGCAAAAATAACACAAACAACGCTAATTATATAACTTATAAAGATGCGTACGAAGATAGTCCTACAAACAGCTCAATATTAAACGACATTCGTACTTATATGTACGGGGAAGGCTTAATAGACGAAGGCGTTGGTAAAGTTAACCTTAGACAATATATGTCTGCTGAAGACGTACTTTTGACGTGCAAAGACGATGGAATTTATGGAGGTTTTGCCGTGCAAGTTATTTGGAACGAGCAAACAAAAAAACCTCTAAAAATAAAATACATTCCGATTTATAAGTTAGGAATAAGATACAATCAATTATCATTAGAAGTTGAGGGATATTGGTTCAGTTACGATTGGGACAATAAACAAAGATACAGGCCCGAATTTTATCCAAGATTTACGGGTCAATATACGGAAGGTCAAAATTTAGAAATACTTTTAGTCCGACAGCCAACGTCCGAACCGTTTTTTGCAGTGCCAGATTATTTTTCTTGCATTCCTTTTGCAAAATTTGAGGGTGGAGTTGGAAATTATGCTGCTAATTATATTGAAAATTCCGCTCACGATGTTGTCATCGTGAACTATAACCAAGGACGGCAAAGCACACCAGAATTAGCAAGGAGCGAAGCCGAAAAGGTACGGGATAGAGTTTCAGGAACAAAGAACACTGCAAAAGTAATTGTTTCGTTTAATGATAGCATAGAGGAATCCGTTACATTTGACAAAATACCTCCTTCAAATTTAAGTGAAAACATTACATTTTTTACTGAAGAAGCCGAGAAAAAAATAAAAACAGCCCACGGAATGCCGAACATATTATTTAGTGGCAACAATCAAGGTAGTGGATTTTCAGATAATGCAAGCGAATACAGTATGGCTTTGAAAATATTTTATCGTAAAAAAATAAATCCAAGGCGGCAAAATTGGGTGGACGGAATAAAACAAGTTACGGACTTGATAGATGGAGAAATTATGCCTTGGTTCAAGGATTTTGAAGAGGAAACAGAACTAGATAAAACAGTATAATTATGAAAATTTGGCTAACAGAAAATGACATACCCGCTTTAACAAGCTTTGCGGGTAATATTGATACCGATGCTTTAAAACCTTTTATAGTAATTGCGCAAACTAACGATATATTACCTATTTTAGGCTTAGATTTGTATAATAAAA